TGGATATGTTGGTAAGTTATAATTCTGATCAACTAATAAAAGATCGTTTTCTTGGTGGAAAATGGAATGCTGCCGAGTTTGACCTTACTTATACTATGAGGTCTGTTGGTGAATATATGCGTGAGCAAAAACAACGTAAAGAACTGCTGCTATTTAATTATGGAATTGAAGGATTGGCTTAACTCAATTAATTTCACTAAAGAAGATTTCTCAGAAAATATTAAGGAATACGCTCCCTACATTATAAACCGTTGTCTTTCTGGTCATATTGACTGCATTATGTATGCCAATGAAATGAATATTCATCATCAACTTGATAAAGATATGCAATATTCGTTTTATCTAAATAGTCTAAGGAAAAAGAAGAGATTTTCTCCCTGGCTCCGAAAGGATAAGGTTACAGACTTAGAATGTGTTAAATCATACTATGGTTATAGTAATGAAAAGGCATCCCAAGCACTGAAAATCCTGACAAAAGAACAACTAACTTTCATCAAAAAACGACTTGATATTGGAGGAAAAAAATGACTACTACGGTAGAACCTACTGTTGAATGGTCACAAGACCAAATGGTAGAAGTAATTCTTAATGAACCTGATGATTTTCTGAAAGTTCGTGAAACTTTGACTCGTATCGGAGTTGCTTCGCGTAAGGAGAAAAAACTCTATCAGTCTTGTCACATCTTGCACAAGCAAGGAAGATATTACATTGTTCATTTTAAAGAACTATTTGCACTTGACGGTAAACATGCCAATCTTACCGTAAATGACGTTCAGAGACGTAATCGTATTGTTCGTCTTCTTGCTGATTGGGGACTTATCACAGTTGTAAAGGTAGATTCTGTATCTGACATTGCACCGCTTAATCAGATCAAAGTTCTCTCTTATAAGGATAAGGGAGATTGGATTCTGGAGCAGAAATACAACATTGGTAAAAAAGCAAAAGCAGTAGAAACCGAATAAATAGTAACGTGCCATTCGTGCGGCACTCTACAAAAGTCGGAACACCCTAAAGAGAAGTTCGGTTTTTACCGTTCTTCTCTTTTTTAATTTGTGGTTAAATAGTATTGGATGCCGAAAGGGTCCACACAACACAAACTCGCTTTTAAAGGAGCTACCATAATGACTAACCTTACAAGGTATACTGCTGCGGATCTTCCTGCTCTAATGGAGAGAATCAACAAATACAGTATTGGAATGGACGAATACTTTGATCGTATTTTTCACCTACATGAAACCACAACTAACTATCCACCATACAATCTTGTTCAAGTTAGTAATGTAGAATCACGACTTGAACTTGCTCTTGCTGGATTTAAAAAAAAGGAGGTTTATGTCTATACACAAGACGGTAAACTTTTTGTTGAAGGTCAAAAAGAGGATAAAGAAACGGAGTCCAACTATATCCACAAGGGTTTGGCTCAACGGAGTTTTAAGAGAGCGTGGACGCTCTCTGACGATACGGAAGTTAGATCAGTTGATTTTGAGGATGGGCTTTTGACTGTGACTCTTGGTAGAATCGTTCCTGATCACCATAAGCGTAAAGATTACTTATAAATATAATTGAATATTGTCGGCGCAGACGGAGGGGAAACTGGCTAAATCCAGTTGACTCCCCTCCTTTTTATTGCTATACTTGTAGTACAATCGGTGAAGTTATGACTATTAAACTTTTACTTTTAAAATCTGGTGAAGATATTATATCTGAAGTCAAAGAAATGGTCTTCGGTGAAGGTGAAGAACGTAGGGTCGTTGGGTATTTTCTCAATAAACCATGTATTGTAAAAATGAGAGATCCCAATCTTCTTCCTGAGGAGAGCACAGAAGAAAATAAAAAAGCAGCATATCAAGTATCTCTTTATCCTTGGCTTCCTCTTACAAAGGATAATATAATTCCTGTAGGTGCTGACTGGGTAGTTACTATTGTCGAACCGATTGCTAGACTAAAACAAATTTATCTTGAGGATGTTTGGGGAAATGAAGAACCAGGAAACGAAAATGGTCAAAATACTAGCACTACTGAACAATCTGATTCTAATAACGGAAATTGAAGAAGTTGGTGCCGATATCGGAGAACCAGATTGTAAACTTGTAAATCCATTTGTAGTGAGGAATGATAATACACTAGAACCATTTCTCTGCGGGTATACAAAAGAAAAAACCTTTATGATGAATTCTGATAAGATTTTAACTCTTGCAGATCCAACACCAACCCTCCTTGAAAAATATCAGGACCTTATTAAAGAATGAGTCTACGTTTTTATACTAATGTTCAGTTGATTGGAAATCAGTTTTTGGTACGTGGATATGAGAATGGAAAAAGATTTGAAACTAGGGATGAATTTTTCCCAACTCTTTTTGTAAAAACTAAAAAAGAATCGAAGTATAAGACTTTGGAAGGAATTCCTGTAGAACCAGTAAAACCTGGAACTGTAAGGGATTGTAGGGAATTTTATAGTAAGTATGAAAATGTAGATGGATTTGAGATCTACGGTAATGATCGTTATATCTACCAATACATTTCTGAAAAATATCCAGAAGAAGAAATCAAGTTTGATATCAGTAAAATCAAACTTGTAACTCTGGATATTGAGGTTGCCTCGGAAGAAGGATTCCCTGACGTAGAATCTTGTTCTGAGGAAATTCTTGCAATCACAATTCAAGACTACACCACCAAGAAAATTATTACCTGGGGAATTAAACCATTTAATAATAAACAGGCAAACGTTACTTATCACTACTGCCCAAGTGAATATGAGTTACTAAGTAACTTCATTAATTATTGGATGGTCAATGTTCCCGATGTAATTACTGGATGGAATATTCAATTATATGATATTCCTTATATCTGTAAGCGTCTGAATCGTGTTCTTGGTGAAAAACTAATGAAGAGGTTCTCTAACTGGGGACTCGTTACTGAAGGTGAGGTTTACATCAATGGACGTAAGCATACAACTTTTGATGTTGGTGGTTTAACTCAACTCGATTATCTTGATCTCTATAAGAAGTTTACTTATAAAGCACAGGAATCATATCGTTTGGACTATATTGCAGAAGTTGAACTTGGGCAGAAAAAACTAGATCACTCTGAGTTTGAAACCTTCAAAGACTTTTATACTCAAGGTTGGCAGAAGTTTATCGAATACAACATTGTTGACGTAGAACTCGTTGACCGTCTTGAAGATAAAATGAAACTGATCGAACTTGCTCTTACTATGGCATATGACGCCAAAGTAAATTATGCTGATGTTTTTTATCAGGTTCGTATGTGGGATAATATTATCTACACATATCTTAAGAAAAGGGACATTGTAATTCCTCCCAAAAATAAATCTCAGAAGAATGAAAAGTACGAAGGTGCTTATGTAAAAGAACCAATTCCTGGAGTGTATGAATGGGTTGTGAGTTTTGACTTGAACTCACTATATCCACACCTGATCATGCAATATAACATTTCGCCAGAAACTTTGGTTGAAGAAAAGCACCCCACAGTCACTGTAGATAAAATTCTGAATCAGAGTATTAACTTTGAATTGTATAAGGATTATGCAGTATGTGCTAATGGTGCTATGTACCGAAAAGACGTTCGTGGATTTCTTCCAGAATTGATGGATAAAATCTATCAGGAACGAACAATTTATAAAAAGAAAATGCTTGCTGCGGAGCAAGAGTATGAAAAAACAAAAAACAAAGAATTGTTGAAAGAGATTGCCCGTTGTAATAACATTCAGATGGCACGTAAGATTCAACTTAACTCTGCATATGGTGCTATTGGTAATCAGTATTTTCGTTACTATAAACTAGCGAATGCCGAAGCGATCACTTTTTCTGGTCAAGTATCCATTCAATGGATTATGAATAGGATGAATTCATATCTGAACAAAGTTCTTAAAAGTGGAGATGTAGATTATGTTATTGCTTCTGATACTGATTCTCTTTATGTCGATATGGGTTCTTTGGTTGAAGCTGTATTCAAGGGAAGAGAGAAAACTACTCAAGGCATTGTTTCATTCCTTGATAAGATCTGTCAGTTGGAACTTGAAAAGTATATTGAAAGTTCTTACCAAGAATTGGCTGACTATGTGAATGCCTATGATCAGAAAATGATCATGAAGAGAGAGTGTATTGCTGAGCGTGGAATTTGGACTGCTAAAAAACGTTATATCCTGAATGTTTGGGACAGTGAAGGTGTTCGCTATGAAGAACCTAAGCTAAAGATTAAAGGGATTGAAGCAATTAAGTCTTCTACTCCTGCACCTTGTCGTAAAATGTTGAAAGAATCTTTCGGTATTATGATGAGGGGGAGTGAGGAGGATATGATTGATTTTATTGAAAAATCGAGGAGGGAATTTAAAAAACTTTCTCCAGAACAAATTTCATTTCCAAGATCTGCTTCTGATGTTCAAAAGTATTCTTCTTCTTCCAGCATTTACTCTAAGGGAACACCCATTCATGTTCGTGGAGCATTACTCTTTAATCACTACATTAAAGAAAACAAATTAACAAATAAGTATTCTCTTATTCAAAATGGAGAAAAAATTAAGTTTATTTTCCTCAAGAAACCAAATATAATTCACGAGAATGTAATTTCTTTTATTCAGGAGTTTCCTAAAGAACTTAACCTTGACAAATACATTGATTATGAACTACAATTTGAGAAAGCTTTTCTAGAACCCCTTAAAACAATCCTTGATACGATTGGATGGCGTGTAGAAAAAACTGTAAACCTTGAATCATTTTTTGCCTGATGGATTTGCCTATCAACGATAAAGAACTAGATACTATTGTAAAAGCACTTGGATTTGGTGGAGACTCTGCTCTTTACCATAAACTGAAACTTGTTAGAGAACTTAGAGAACAAGGTTTACCTTATAAAAAAATACTTCGTGAAGAATACGGGATGGTAGCGTGATGGATTTTCTTAAAGATATTGTAAAAGAAATTGGGGGTGAGTACACACAACTTGCTGCTGATATTGATGAGACGGAAAAGTATGTTGACACAGGTTCATACATTTTTAATGCACTGGTTTCAGGTAGCATATTTGGCGGTGTATCTGGGAACAAGATTACTGCTATTGCTGGAGAGTCTAGTACTGGAAAAACTTTCTTCAGCCTCGCCGTTGTTAAGAATTTTCTTGATAATAATCCCGATGGTTATTGCCTCTACTTTGATACTGAGGCTGCCATTACCAAATCTCTTGTAGAATCCCGTGGAATTGATACTTCTCGTCTTGTGGTTGTCAATGTTGTTACTATTGAAGAGTTTCGCACAAAGGCACTCAAAGCAGTAGACCTTTATCTAAAAAAACCTGAAGGGGAACGTAAACCTTGCATGTTTGTGCTAGACTCTTTGGGAATGCTTTCTACAGAGAAAGAAATCACTGACGCACTGAATGATAAACAAGTTCGTGATATGACTAAATCACAACTTGTAAAAGGTGCGTTTCGAATGCTCACACTTAAACTAGGTCAAGCAAATGTTCCGCTCATTGTCACAAATCATACATACGATGTCATTGGAGCTTACGTACCAACAAAAGAAATGGGCGGAGGTTCTGGACTCAAATACGCAGCCAGTACGATCATTTATCTCAGCAAAAAGAAAGAAAAGGATGGAACGGAAGTGGTCGGAAATATTATCAAGGCTAAGACTGCTAAATCGCGTTTGAGT